AGAGCTATGGATAATGTTATTGATAGGACTATCTATCCTCTGGAAGCACAAGAGAAAGAAGCTAAGAACAAGCGTAGGATGGGACTAGGTATCACAGGACTAGCTAATGCAGGTGAGATGTGTGGTATGCCTTATGGATCAGAAGAGTTTATGAAGTTTACTACTAAGGTTCTTAAGTCACTTCGAGACCATACTTACTCAGCTAGTTCTATGTTGGCTCAGGAGAAGGGTTCTTTCCCACTCTATGATAAGAATAAATACATAGAGGGTAAGTTCTTTAAGACACTATCTCCTTGGGTACAGGATCAGATTAAAGAGTTTGGTATACGTAACTCTCACCTGACTTCCATAGCACCCACAGGTACAATCAGTCTCACAGCAGACAACGTAAGCTCTGGTATTGAACCACCGTTTAGTTTGTTTTATGACAGAACCATACAGGAGTTTGATGGTCATCAGATACAGAGAGTAGAGGACTATGCTTACAGACAAGGTGTTAATGGTAGGACTGCCAATGAGATTAGTGCCGAAGAACATCTCTCAGTCCTTGCCTTGACCTCTAAGTACATAGATAGCGCAGTCAGTAAGACCTGTAACGTAGGTGACAATGTAACTTACGATGCGTTTAAACAGCTTTATTATAATGCTTGGAAGCAGGGATGCAAAGGTATCACTACATTCAGAGCTAGTGGTAAACGTTATGGTATACTGAATGAGGTTAAAGATGAGCCTAAAGCAGAAGCTTGTTTCATAGACCCACAGACAGGACAAAAAGAGTGTGAGTAAAGATTACATATGGAGACTTAAGTGGGTATCATCAGTTGTTCTTATGTTTGCGATGATACTTACTGCACAAAATATATATCCCTACAATCTGTTTTTTCATTTTGCAGGGATATTAGGTTGGTTAATAGTTTCTATAAATTGGAACGATAGGGCATTGATAGTCGTTAACAGCGTAGCCATAGCTATACTGACTAACGGTATCTTTGCTTACTNTGTTAAAATATACTAAAGATTAGACGACCACATCTAGAACATTTATTNGGNTTACTTTCTTCCATTTTATGCCAGAAAANCCAGCAACGTATATCTTTAANTATTTGAAACATCAGTGTCCCCTGTAGTGTCTAGTGTGTTCCCANAATTGTCTAAAGTAATATCTTTCTCTGGCTACTAGCCGTTTAAACAGTCTTAAGATCATCCGTAACCATACATCTTTTTCTTAGATGATTTCTTTTTAGCATATGACTTGCTCTTTTTCTTGCTGTAGCCTTTACCGCTACTCATTTTTGCTACTTTACTTCCCATTGTAATCTCCCTTTACCATTTTTTACAAGACCAATATCTTGCACTTAGTTTACTAGGAGGACTAGTATCACACCTGTGTCTAGCCCTAAAGCTTTTTCTTCTCGCTGGCTGGTCTTTCTTTATAGTCATGTTAGGATCGCCAAACCTAACTAACTTCACTTGCTCACCTTGTTTAGCTAACACTGCAAACTTCTTATTCTTCTTAGGTGTTCTCTTGGGCTTATTGTAACCTGAGAACCTCTCTCCTCTGTATTCTATTGACATCTATCTTTCTCCAAATAATCCTGAATCTCTCATGTCGCTTTGAAATAATGTTGTTGGTAGTTTAGTAATGTTAGATAAAGCCTGTTTATAATCTTGTGAAGTAGGCTTTGCTTTAAAATCCCTAAGAACTCTTTTATGATAGTTTTGAGGAGTTTCATTAGACTTCTTTTTAATACCTGATCTTTCTTCTAACTCTTTTATTCCTTTTGCTAAGTCTTTTTTTTCGTTTTTCCTAGCTTGTTGAGTTCTTTTTTTATCAAATCTTTGAGGTATTTTTTTACCGTCTTTAGTTGTTGCTACTCTTTTTGACCCGTGTATTATTTCTTGAGTAGGTGTAGCCACAATTATATCAGGTGCGTTTTTAGGACCTCCGCCTATTCCAAATAAATCTGAACCATCACTCATAGTAACGTATGATTTATTACCTTTTAAACTATGAGTCATAACATAATTTACACCGCCTAACTCTTTACTTTTTGATAAGTAACTTCCGCTAGTAGTTAAAGTATCTCCTATAATGTCATCCATGTCTGCCATCTTTTTACCAGATACTGTTTTCCCAGAAGCATCTTTAACTGTAGCAAGAGGAACGGTTCCTTTGTTTCCAGATTTTTTCCAAGCGTTTAAAATTTTATTTTCTAGTTTTCCTAAAGGCAGTCCTCTCTGTTCTTTAGCTCTAGCTGTTATAACATTTTTTATTATACTAGGTTTTGAATAATTTCCTTTACCATCTGATCCAAGCCTACGTAATAAACTTTTATACACATCAGAATTTAAACCGACACCTACTTGGGTAAGTTCTACCATACCTTTACCGTCTATTTTTTTAACACCGTGTGCTTGTTTAAACGTCTTCATTAAGTCTCCTTGAGTTAGGCCCTTAATAAAAGCATCTCCTGTGCTTTCTGTTCCTAATAATTCTCTAGCAATCCCATTAGTTTTAGGTGGTTTTATTGACAAGGTTGCTGGCTTTGTACCGTCTATTCCATGAACAGCTTTGATATGATTTAAATGCCTAGACGCAATATCATCAGGAATACCTTTAAACATTGTTTTGTTTATATCAGGAATAGAAGCGTTGTCTAGTAAGTTATATTCACCAAGTCTAGCTTTAATCATTAAAGGACTATCTATATCATTAAGAGGAGCGTTTAACCCATCATTTTGTTTTTTCATTTGTGTTTGCATAGCGTGAGTACCAGAGTATTCCAAAGGTGTATCAGCTTTAGGCAACTCTCTTTTTCTAGCGTTCAAAGACATGCCTGTTGCTCTGTAGTCAGCCAACGCTTGAGGGCTTGTAAGCTCTCTAATAGCTCTTGGAGTAGCCCGTATAGCCTCTCCTGCTGTAGAAACTGCTTTAACAGGAGTACCTCCAGCATAAAAATTAATACCTGTCTTTGGGTTTCTTCCTGTACCTTTGGCTATTTCTGAGTAAGTTCTTAAGTCATCACCAGTTCCTTTAACTGTTCTTCCTATATCAAGAACATCCCCAAACATACCTCCTTGTTGAAGAGTAGGCATGTTACGTGCAACAGCCATTGACATACTTGAAGAACCTATAGACCCTCCAACACCTGCTTTAGCTTTTGACAAAGCACCACCGCTTTTTCCCAAGGCAGATTTAATACCAGCCGTACCTGCTTTTGCTATTATTTTAAAAGCTGGAACTGCTCCGGCTATGTTTAAGACATCAAGTATATCTTTAGCAGATTCAGGATTTTCTTTTGCAAATTCTATAACTGCTTTTCCAGCATCAGTTTCGTTAACAAGATAATCAGCCCCCTGTGAAAAAAGATCGGAAACAGATTGAGGAGTTAAGGCTTCAATAGGAGCAGCAATCACATCTCCAAATAAACCAGCAATAGCTCCTGCACCTCTAAGATAACGTCTAGGATCAGAAGCATCTTTATCACCAGCTTTCATAAACTGGTCTAACCTGTAGTCAAACATGTTAGGTTTTTTTTCAGCCATTAATCTGTTGCCCTGTCTTTTCTTTCTTCGTATTTTTCAATACCACCGCCTAACCAATAGTAAGCCATAGGACCAATAATAGGAATACTTCTCAAAGTAAAACCAAGTTCGGGTTCCTCTTCACTAATCTCTGCTAAACCTTTTGTTGCTGCATCTAATAAAGGAGTAGCAGGAGCTAATTGTGATACTATAGCATCTTTAATTTCACCCTTAGCTAAAAACTTTTCAGAACTATACTTATTAAAACCATAGACACCAATTAAACCAAACAACGCTCTATCAGGTAACTCGTCTACACTAACAGATTTACCTAATAACATATCTTTAGCCACACTTGTTCCTACGTTAGCTCCTGTTAAGTATACAGCTAAAGCACTTAAGTTTTTAAGACCTTCTGCTCTACTTCCTTTTTTCTTTAATTTTTGATATACTTCTCTTCTAGCCACATCCCATTGTTTCAAAGTAAAAGATTTTAACATATACATGATTCTAGCATTAGGGTTGTTTAAATACGCTGGTGGAAACTCACTTAAAGATACAGGTTGAAAATCCGATAAGTCAGAAAAAGCCATAAGTTTTACCCTGTCTGTTATTTCTTTTGACCTTAGATCATTTAAAAGTAAATCAAACTCATCTCCAAACATACCTCCGTATTTTTCTTCTAACTTAGCTATGCCTTTAGAACCCCTGACTAACTTCTGATTTTTTCTAAGAGAAGCATTTATTAAAGTTTCTTTTCCTATTCTATCTACTGCTTTAAAACCAGAAACATTTAATGCTCTGTTTAAAACTTTAACTAGTTTACTAGGGTCTGAAAATTCTCTGGACATGTCATCTGCCAAACCAAGATCATCTAGCGTTATTCTGTTTGTTTTTAATACAGACTTGGCTAATCCTATAGCAGTGTTAATGGGTCCCTTTAGTGCAGCAGAAGAACCTACATCAGCTAACTGTGTTATGGCTGATATAGGATTTGCTATTGTTGAGGCATAACCACTATCCCTTAAAAGTTTAAGAGAAGAGTTCATAGTTTTTTCCCCGTGAATAAAACGGGAGTTTAACAAATCTAGTAATTTAGTCTCGTCTTCCTTTACTAATCTTCCTTCTGATATTTCTTTTTGAATTTTAGTTGAAAGACTAGAAGTTATTTCATCAGGTGTTTCAAATAAACTTTTTGGTTTAACGCCTATAAAATTTCTTCTTTCTACAGCGTTAATAGAATTTCTTATGTGCATCGAAAGAGTTTCCTCAGCAGTACCGTAAAACTGCATAAGATCACTAGGGATATCTTCTATTGTACGTTCTTTAACAAAAGATGGTTTGGGAGTGTTTGTTTTAAAAGTATACCCCCTGATAACTTTATCTATGATTTGACTTTGAACGTGATCATCAATGCTTTTAGGATCAACCCCTTTAAACTTTGCGTAATCTTGTAGAGTCTTTGTAAATTTGCCTTGTAATTCATCACCTAAGTTTGCCTTTAAATTTTTAAAATCTTTAACAAAACGAGGAAAATAGTTATCCACTAAATCAGAAGGTTCAACTAAATTAGAGTTAACCAAATCATCTCCAAGTCCTTTAAGTAATCCTTTAGTTTCATTATAAGAAGGGGCTAACTCAGGAGCATACTTCTCTATAAGTATTTGAGCTTCTTTGTCCTTACCGTTAAACATATAACGAGTGAGATCATCTTTAAGTTTAGGGGCTAGTTTGTTCATACCTTCCATAAAAGGTTGAGCTTTGTTTAAAGTATCTGCTGTTTTTTTAGCAAGATTTGCTTCATACATTCTTAAACTGTCTGCAACTCTAGGAGATATGTTTTTTATGTTTGTGTATAAAGAACCAAATAAATTTTCAGCACCTTCAGATATTTTACGAACCATAGTTTCGTCTGTGGTTAAAGATACATTAAGAGCTTCATCAGCAGGATCGTGCAAACCAACGTAAGGTTTTCTTCCTATAGTGTTGTATGCTTTTTCTACCCTTTTAGGGTTAACGCCTAAATCATCAGCTATTTGTGGTATATCATCAGTAGATACCTTATCACCTTTTTTAACCCTTGCTTGTATAACATCTTCTACTTTGTTTACAAGTTTATTTGCACTACGTCTGGCTAACTTATCTACACCAAACTTTATAGCTCCTCCAGTAAGAGCAGTACCAGTTGCCATTAAAGCAGCCTTACCTAGATCAACTTCACCCTTAGTTCTAAAGTCTTCAGCAGCAGAAAAAGCACCACCTAGTCCACCACTGATAGCCATTACGCCTTTATATCCTGCACCCACAGGTAACAGTGTTGTAGGGTCTACAAGAGAACCTACAATTTCTCCTGCTGTACTTGCACCTGCGTCTTGAGCCATCATGTTAGGACCGTACTCTTCCATTAGCTCACGGTTTCTAGCCCTTACAATCATTTCTCTACGCTCTTGAGGGGTAGCTTCTGAATAACCTTTGCCGTATCTTTCGTCTGGTGGTATGTAATCAAAGCCGTTAGTAAAATCAAAAGTAAAACCACCCATAGGTATATATGATTCTATTATGTCACCAACTTTAGTAGGAAGACCTGTAGCTTTGTCGTACCCATATTTAAACTGCTCAAAGAAATCATTATCTTTATTTTTAACTATTTCACCATCTATTATCTGATCACCTACTTCAGCACCATCACTTCTAAGGTCTTCATTTGAATTTAAATCTGATTCAGTTATAGAGTAACCTTCTTTACGCTCATCCCCTTCTTTAGAAAATACACGAATAAGCTCCCCTTCTTGAATAACATCTCCGGGCAAAGCACCTTCTAATCTTAAGTCTTTGTTTTTTAAGATGTCATCAGTAGTTATTGTATAAGGTTCAGCCATCTATTTTTTCTTTTTATATAATTGTGCTGGATTGGTTTCTTGAGTACTTGACTCCTTTGGTTTTTTAAGTTGTTGCAGGGCTAACCTCAAAGCTTGCTTAGGATCAGCAATCCCTTGTTTTGTCATTATATCCTTAGCTATTGAAAAAAGTTGTATTTGATCCTCTTTATCAATTTTTCCATAAGTGTTACCGAAATGAGCATCAATATCGTCTTCCAACGGACCGCCACTGTTATAGACTTCTAGAAACGATTTTCTGTCACTGTTAGATATAATACTCGATTTTTTCTTTTTTGGGATTTTTGATTCTTCGTGGTCTTGAATCCGTTCCTTCAAATTTTGTTCAGCTTCTTTTAGTCTTCTTCCAGTTACACCGTTTTTTTCTAGTTCTTTGACTTTTCTTCTTGCTAGATCAAGACTTGTTTTCTTGTCTGCTCTGTCTTGTTTAGCCACTAACTTAGTATGATCTAGTTTTTTATTTTCAAACGCAAGTCTAGCCTCCTCCGTTTTTTTCTTGTCACCTCTGGTAACAGCAAACTCATATTCCCTTTGCGCTCTTGCTAATGCTGTTTCACTAGCTCTAAAATTTCTTTCCATTTGTGCTTGTTTAGTCTTAAATTCTTGACCTTGTAAACGTTCTGAAGATTTTTTCTTAGACTCACTTTGTTGAAATGAAGTACCATATTCATTTTGTTTTCTTTTAATAACATCTGCTGCTTCAGCTTGAAAACCAGAAGCTGCCATTTCATTAGCTATTGCATCATATTCTTCAGGTGTTATCTTTCCATCTGCTCCAGCATCTTTAAACATTTCATTCATACGAACCCTAGTTGATTCTCTTTTGACTGCTTGAGACAACCTAGGGTCCTGTGGCATCTCCATACCAAAGGCTCCCATAGCACCACCAAAAAGATTTCCAAGTGCTTGTCTGCCTCTCTCAGTAGCCTGAGACATCAACTGAGCCTGATAACCACCTGCTCTAGAATCTTGTCCTGCTTGTCTGATACGCAGTTCATTCTCTTGGTTCATTAGTTGCCTAATGTCCTGTGGTGTAGGTCCACTAAATAATCCTTTGACTGCCATAGCTATGCCTTCCTTGTCTTTGTTTTCTTCTTTGGTTTCTTTTTCTTGAAACCAGCTAACATGTTTTTATAGTCCTCGTCACTAATCTTACTTTTCTTTTTAGTACGAGAAATGTTTTTACGTCTTCTTCTGTTTATGTTTTCATATAATGACATTAGAAAAAACCTCCTCCCCAATCAGACGTAGAACCAAAATCAGAATCTACTCCAGTTTCTGATGTACCAATATCGTCAAAACCTGCATCAAAATCTGCCCAACCTATAGACTCAGCTAAAGCTTCAGCTTCATTTTCTGCTGCCTGTACAGCATCATTATACCCACCACCTGAAGCGTATACATCAGAAGCAACAGCGTTCCAAGCATCACCACTCATGCTATTTAAAGAATCAACAGCTTGGTTAGAACTTAAATCACCATACCCTGAAAACTCGTACCCAGAAGGTATACCGTTGTAAGCTAAAGAACCATATCCTAAAGGTTCCCCAGAAAGATCGTCAAATTTTCCATTGCCTTGAAAGTAACTATTTAAATTATTTGCAGTAACAAAACCTTGTGGAGTATTTACATACTCTCCTCCAAGACCTTTGTTTACCATGTCTTCAACCATGTTTGTCATGTTAAGCATACCCTCTTGCATGCCCCCACCACCTGCTGATTTACTATCAAAACCAACTAAACCTTGATCTGGGTCCATAAATAAATTAGAGTCTACATTAGGGTTATAGTCGTGGTGTGCGCCCATAGCATTAAAAATACCACCAAAGAGACCTAAAGCACTACCTCCTAATCCTAAACCACCAGCAGATAAAACAGGCATCATACCTGCTGCAACTTTACGACCATTTATAAAAGAAGAGCTATCTCCTCTAGCTTGTCCCATGGCATCTATAGCTTGTCCAATTCTACCCGTACCACCAAAACTCAAAGAGTTTCCTGATATTTGTCCCAGTGCGTTAGGAGGTTCATAAGGACCATCAGAACTGCCAAAGCCAAAAATATCTCCTATATTAAAACCTGTTCCACTTTGGGATACTTTAGAAGCAGGAGACTCATCTACAGAAGTTGCTCCTAAACCGTTAAAAATATTTTCTATTCCATCTGCAAAACTAGAAACTGTGTCTGATATTCCTGTGGCTATTTGTCCCGGTACTTTACCTAGTTCAGCAAAACCACGGGAAAACGCATCACTATTTATTGAGGGACTAAAAGCACCGTTAGTTGCTGCTATGTCACTAAAAGTAGAACTGTAGTCTTCTCCACCACCACCGTCATCAAGAGGTATTCTTCTTGGAGGTAAAGCAGGAAACAACGGTGCTACTGAAGATGAAACAGGAACAACCGCATTAGGATCAACTACTGCTCCTCTGTCAATAAGAAACCTTTGAAGAAATGGTGGAAGTGATGCTAACTCTGTAGATATTGCCATTATGTTACCTGCTGACTTCTTTGAGTAAATAAACCGCCTAGGGAACCAAGAGCGTTACCTGCTGTACTACCCATAGCTGCTGAAACATTGCCTAAGTTTTGTGCTGCCCCTGTTCTTGCTTGAAGACCTGAGGCTGCCAATCTTCCTAAGTCACCTCCGATACCTCTACCTAAATTAGCTTGCTGTAGTGGGATATTAAGAAGTCCAGTAGCAGTAGCAATATCACCTGTTTCTCTACCAAGTAAACTATCAATAAGAGATTGAGCTTGTCCAAATGATTGAGTACGTCTTTGATTCTGTCCTCTTAAAATTGATTCTTCTAGAGTACCCATTTGTTCTCTACCACCTGTGGAACCTAAGCGTCCTTGAGCAAGAAGCCTAGTCTCTAAATCTGTACGTAGCCTGTCTTCATCTCTTTGAAAAAATGGTTGTTGTTGTTGGTAAAATACATCAGCAGCTCCAAATGGATCGGCAGCTAAGGGAAGAAGCTGTTCACCAAATAGACCACTTCTGCTTAAAGCACCTTGGTAAATATCTTGTAGTTCTGGAGATAAATTAAGAAGTGCTGTTTGACTATCAGTATCAAACTCTGCTGTGCCTCCTATACTTCCAACACCAAAAGGTTGACCAGCTTCTATAGTTCTATCTGCTGCTTGATTGATAGATGATGCTTGTTGTTGAGCTGCGTTCTGAATTGCTTTTTGTTGCTCTCTAGCACCTAAGAAAGAAAGACCTCCTCCTAATAATGCTGAACCTAAACCGTCAAAAAATCCTGCCATAATATTCCCTTTGCTTACCTATATTTTACCTTATTTTACCCTGTTTTGTCAATACCGTTGTGGCTACTAAACTAGAGAAATCTCCCACAACTTCAGTAACCATCTTCATTTTTATTACCTTACCTGTTCTAGCAAGAGGTATCCTGTAATCTACAGGTCCCACTTTAGCAGTAAACTTAGATGTTCCAAATAAAGAAGTAGTAAGACCATATAAGGCAGCATCGTCATCTTTAGCTAAATTAAATGCTTTAATTAAAGGACTAGTTAAAGCATAATCTACAAACACTTGTAACGTTGTTGCACAACCTCTACCACCTATGTATGAAAAAATAGCTTCCTTTAATATTTTAGACACCGCTGGTTGTCCAAAATCTAACCACGTAGTAGCCCACGCATAGTTATATAAAGATTTTGCTGTACTCCAACAAGCAGAGCCATCCCAGACACCACCTGAATTTAAACATGCTGAGGAGTTACCGTAAGATGAAGTACTGTTAGATATTGTTTCATCGTAATACCCTTCATAAGATGCTATAGTAGTGGAAAGACCTAAGATAAAATTACCATCAACAGTACCAACACCACATAAAGGTGCGTCTATAAAGTTCCAAGTAGTGATTCTAGGTATTGATAACTGAGAAGAGGATGAAAAATCAAACACATAAGCTAAGTTATCTTCAGGTACTAACGTAACTACTAAACCTTCTTCTTGATAATATATTGTTTTAACAGTATCTAAATCAGCAGTGCTTAAGTAAAAAGCTAAAGAGTTTCTAACTGATATAGATAAGTCCGTTAAAGGTGCTTTACCGTCTGTAGCTGTGATACGAGAAAGAGCCTGTAGACCTTCAAAACTCATAAATAAAACATCAGCACCAACGTAAACAATGTTATCCCTACCTGCAAGACCAACACCCTGTATTAATTCGTCTAGTGTCATTGTAGCAGGATTAGAAGCACCGCTGTAAATAGCTATATTGTTTTTACCAAAAATAGCTATCTTATCCATTATAGAAGCAAAACCAACTATTTCATCGGAACCCCATACAGTTCTTAAATCTAAAGAACCAGCAGCACCACCATTTAATTTTTCACCTATCAGGTTATCAGAAAAGAAAACAGTTCCGGGGTCTTCAGTAATTCCTCCGTACCACATACGACCAAAGTTGCCTAAGGCACATGAGGGGTTAAAAGTAGTCACAGCACTGTTAGCTGCATAAGCTCCTAAATCTTCTACATCATTCCAGTTAGTACCGTCAAAGTTAATAGGTTTGTGAGATTTTTGCACACCCCATAGTTCGTTATTAAAGTTAACCCATTGCCAATTAGAATCAGAAATAGTTTGAGGACTTCCCGAAAAAGATTGGGCAGTTAATGTTTCAGGGGTTGTTGATGTATCTCGTTTATATATTGCTGACCCAGAACCAACATAAAATTCTGTTGTTCTGTCTGATTTTACATACTCCCCAATAGATTTTATAGGGTTGGCAACAGTCTTAGAAATAGCTTTAATTCCCTTTCTAGGACCTATTCTTCCTTGAAAATCAAAGACAACGTTGGCTGCTTCAGTTAACCACTCAGGTCCCAAAGTAGACGCACTGCCTTGTGTGTTTAAACCTTTAGCCCCTAAGCCATCTAGTTTGGTAGGTTGTAGCTGTTTAACTGGCATACCATACAGTCTCATTTAAAGTTCTAGCAGTATCTTTAGCAATAAAATCAGCAAGCACAGAGTCAAATCTTGAACCTGCTAGGCTTGATCCAGTCCCCCCATCTTCTCCTCTTTCTGCTAAAGCAAGAGCATAGGCTCCTAAAACAACAGGACTTTCAGGAACAGTTAACTCTGTGGTTGCTTCTGTTAAGTCACTTTGAGGAGTAACTACATGTAATTTAATAGAAAAAACATTACTAGGAGTAGGATGAAAAGAAATAGTTGTGCCGTTTAAACGATAGTGACTAGGATTACCGTTTTGAGTTGAACCAATAAAAGAATAGTCATAAAAAGCACTGTCAGACATTTGAGTAATTTCTAAATTATTTGTATCATCAATAACTTGTAAAACTGTAGTTCTGTTGTTGGCGTTAGGAATTGTATAATCTACTGTTCCTGCTACTGTAGGTAAAGTCTCTAGTGATCTTAAAAAACTCCATCCCCAAGCGTCCTCAACTGTTTGTTTAGTTTCATTAACTAAGTCACCTATTAACTTTTGATACTCATCTACGTCTGCTGAGTCATTTAAGTTACCTATCCAATCATTAGCTATTGTATCTTCTCTTAACCTACGTAGAACTTTATTTATTATATCTCTGTAGTCCATTACTTTTAATCCTCGCTTAAGAATAATTCTCGTTCTGCTTCTCTTCTCCTTAGAAGACCAGCTATAACTCTTTTTCTAGCGTACTTCCATTTTAGAAACTCATCGGCACAACCTTGGTAATTTTCACGGTTAAGTTTCATTCTTGCTGTAGATCGTTGAAAAGCTCCTGTGCCTACATTGTAAGAGAAGCTACATAAAGCTCCGTATTGGTTTTCTGTTAGAGGTACGTTAACTAAACGTGCTACTCTGTCTTCAGTGGACTTAAGATGATTTTCCATTAATACAGTAGCTTCTTCTTTTGTAATATCTTTGTGGTCTTCTGTAATACGTTTGTGATCAAACCCGTATATAGAGCCAAATCCTATTGTCCAAATACCTGCTACATCTTTGTAGGTCTTGGAAGAAAAACCTTCAAAGTCTTTTATTAAATCAAGACTTCTTTCGTTAATCATTTAGTCCACTTAGATACTAGACGTTGACCAAACCAAAATGAAACTATTACAGAAAATATACCAGAGATTTCTGTGGACCAAAGTAGTTTAAACAGTTCCACACTAATCATGTCAAATGCTGATAGTATTGTTAATAAAACAAACTCAAAGAAAAAGAAATATGTAATTAAAGGTCTTACCGTAGCAGATAGATTTACTACCCACTGGCTTGATCTTTTACTATCTGCTTGTGAACTCTTTTGTACCTGTACGTTTAACTCACCTGTGCTTTGTACAATAGCTTCATCTAGCCTATCTTGAGATTGTTGAGCCATAATCTTAAGCTCATGCTCTTTATCCCTAGCATCTTGTTTCTGATCCATAAATGTTTTAAATATAGAGGGTCCCGTAGAAGTAACAAACCCTAATAAACTACCAAGTAACGTAATCATGTTTAAACACTCTCTATTGGTGGATGTTTTCCGTTGTGCATTTTTTCAAGTTTTGTTATACGATCACCATTAGTGTGAGCCATAACAAGTATTTTCTCAAGTTCTCTGTTGTTTTTCTC